CAGGTAAATTAGGTCAAGAATTACGAGACCAAAAAGAAAAAATGGAAAGTGACGATATCAAATACGTACTTAACATGATTATCTCAGCGGTTGACCTTAACAAACTTGAGGATGAGGACATTGAGGACATTGCTAAAAAATTCGACAGAGATGAGGAGGATTTTGGTGATGAGGAAGGGATTCCTGCAGAAGAACCTGAAATGCCGGCAGAAGAACCTGAATCAGATGAAGATTTGGGTGAAATGTCAATAATGGATAGATTGGAGAGTTTTGTTAATATGCCGGCAGTTCAAGACGAAGAAATTGATTTGAGCAATTATGCTGATTTAGGTTCGGTACAAGAAGATGACGTAATGGAAATCGACTTGGAGGAAATAAAGAAAGAAATTAACAGAAATATCGGGGAAACTTTAGGTAAATATTTCAAGTAAGATGCGTTTAATATACGTCAATGAAATCGGTTCCGATTTTAAAGGTCAAAGACAATACGAATTCATTTTTAGTGAAAGCGTAGAAATTGACATGGAGGAATGGTTTGACGTTCCAGCATCTTCAACAATGACCTCAAAGTCTCCAAGTATTGAATATATTGACCTTGTAGGTCTTTTACGTGACACCGATGTGGTTTTTGAATTAATACAAAATTCTGACTATTTCGGTGTTATTGATGCTGTGGATGGTATAATTGCCATGGCATGGGAAAAATCTAATTTCGACATGGATGAAGATAGAATGTTTTTCCGTTTTGGTGAATCCATGGAATCAGTAGAAAAAAAACTAAAATCAAGAGGTTATATTTTGGAAACCCAAGAATTAAAATTTAAATCGTTATGAAAAGAAAAGATATAATCGAAAAACTATTATCTGAGGGGTTTTCTGAAAAGACCCTTTCTCGTATGGGAGACAAGGAACTTACAGTTCTAGCCAAAACTGTTTTAAAAGAAGCGGTAATGATTAAGTCAGGTAACGTTAAGGACATTGAAAATGCAAAAAAATTAGGTAAGACAATTGAAACTTACGAAGAAAAGAGTGAAGAAGGGGATGAAAATGAAGAATGGTCTCATGTTCAAAAAGAAAATGAGGTTGAATCTTGGGTTTTAAATTTGGCTGAGGAAAAATTTAGTAATTTTACGAAAAAAAGTGAAATTATGGAAATTATTAGTTCTAAAGTTAGAGAAACTTCAACACCAATGCCGGCAACTAAGGCAAACAAAGGACACAACGGTGTTCCTGAATTTATGACTTACGACGCAATTGTGAGTACCCAACCGGCACCAGCACAACCTGATATTGACACACCAACAAAACCAGGAACACCTGAGAAACCTTCTAAACCAAAGACTCCATATGAGCCAGGTCCTGGTGAGAACCCTAAACCCAAAGCTATGGGCGAAGAAAAAAGTAAAAAATAATGGAATTTTATAAAAAGAATTTGTTATCTTTATTGCGAGAAAATTTAGCAGAGATGGCAATGAATTTTGATAGTGAGGACAGACCTTACCAAGGATTACAAGATAAATTAGCACAAGGAGACACTCCTTTGAAAAAGGTTCCAATGCCTCAAACAGGTGACGAACCAAATAAAAATTTCCAAGAACTTCTTGCATCTGAAAGATATAGACAAGTTGTTAGTCGTGTTAGAGAATACACGGGAGTACAGACTCCAATTAGAGGTGAACAAGGTATTATGCCTTTAGCTCAAATGATGATGTCTGCTCACAATCAAATTGTACAAACCGAAAGAGCCCACAGAGAGGAATTGGAACAATTGGCAATTGAATTGGTAATGAACGAAATGTCTATTCCTGAAGGAGCATTACAGTTTAATGCTAAAATTGTTGGTATGGGTGAAATCGATACTGATAATTTTAACAGGGAGATGGAACAACAACAACCAAATATTGACCCTGTAGACATTGAACAAGACTTAATGGGTGATTTGGAAACAATGACCATTGAGAAGGCGAAAAGAAGATTAATAAACAACATGATTCAAGGGGCATCCAAAAAGGGTCACTACATGTATCATTATGTTGCAGATAAAATCAGAGAGATTACCGGTTCAGAAAGTTTAATCGGTCAGTATGGTATTTTGATGTCAATTAACGATAGTCTTTATTGGCAATTAAGTGATGAAACAATGAAAGCCATGATGGGTGGTGGTGGAGCTGAAGGTTCTGTTGGCGGTAAAGAAGAAGTTGATAGAAATACAACCCCCCCAACTATCGTAGCGAGAGGATTAAACTTCCCCATTTTGGTTCACGAACTTATTAAAGGTGTTATGGAACTATTCGCAATTCAAGGTAGACCAAAAGACGAAGAAGGTAATGAGGATTCTGAAACGTGGTCAGATGTTGAAGGTTCTGAAGATACTTTAGAAAAAGAAATGTGGGATTTACGATTAGGACCAGCAATTTGGGATAGAGTTAGAAGACAATTCCCTGATGAGATTTTAATTGATGAAAACAAATATGAGTTACAAAACTATTTGTTAGTTGAAATCTTTAAATTACCCGCTAGAGAGTTTTTAGTGTTCATGAAAGAAGTTATTTCAGGTTCTGAAAATGGTAAGAGATTGATGAACGAATTAATGGCTGGTGTTGACCAAATGTTCAAAGACCAAGATTATCAGGCGGCAATTGCTACATTTAATGATGATTTGGAAAATATTAACGACGAAACGGATGATGACGATTTGAGTGACTTCTTAGGGGGTTTCGGAATACGGATGTCAGACGACGATGACAAATAACTAAAAGGGGGTTTTTAACCTCCTTTTTTTGTATTTATATATATGAATAATAAGATAGAACAATTAAAAGAGTATGCTCGTATAATGAAGGATGCTCCATATGCGTTAAAAACATACTTAACGACATATGACAATACGCAAAAGAAATATGTTCCTTTAGAGTTATTCCCCGACCAAGTTCAGTTAATCAAGGATTACGAAGTATACAACGAAAATATTACGAGGAAATATAGACAGGCCGGTGTTACCACGGTAACCGCAGCATGGATTTCCAGAAGACTACAATTGGCAAAACCAGAAAACCCTGAAAGGGTATTATTAATTGCCAACAAAAAGGATACTGCGGTGGAAATGGCTAATAAGGTTCGTCATTTCTTAGACCAATGGCCAGATTGGTTGAATGTTGGGTTTTCACCCGATAAAAATTCAGAAAGTAGATTTAGGTTAAACAACGGGTGTGAGGTTAAGGCGGTTGCGACATCTGCGGATGCGTTACGTGGTTATACCCCAACAATCCTTGTATTTGACGAGGCGGCATATATCGAAGCCGGTGAAGATTTTTGGGCTGCATCTATGGCATCCCTATCTACAGGTGGTAAGATTATTCTTGTTTCTACTCCGAATGGATATGACCCAATTTACTATGGTGTTTATGACCAAGCGATGAGAGGTATCAATGACTTCCATATAACCGATTTAAGATGGTTTAAAGACCCTCGTTACACAAAGGACTTACGTTGGGTTAAATGTCAGGATATATGTCATTACATGTTGAATAGAGAACAATATGACGATACTGAAGTGATAATTTATGACTTTGACATAGAAAAGTATGCCGAACTTGAAGAATTGGGATATAAACCGTTTTCTTCATGGTTTGAATCAATGTCAAAAAAGTTCAAATATGATAGACGTAAGATTGCACAAGAGTTAGAGTGTGACTTCTTGGGTTCGGGTGATGGTGTTATTCCGGGTGATATTCAAGATAATATAACTAAGAACATGTTACGCACACCAAAAGAAAAGTACATGCAAGGTACCTTTTGGCAATGGAAAGAACCGGTACAAGGACATAAATACATTATGGGTGTCGATGTGAGTAGAGGGGACAGTGAAGACTTCTCATCTATTAATATAATTGACTTTGATGAGAGGGAACAAGTTGCGGAATATATAGGTAAGATTCCACCCGACGATTTAGCGTCAGTTGCATATAAATGGGGAATTTTATATGAGGCGTTTATTGTGATTGATATCACTGGTGGTATGGGTGTGGCAACATCCAGAAAATTACAGGAGATGAATTATAAGAACCTGTATATTGATGGTGTTAATACAAAGAATATTTGGGAATATAATTCGAAGGCGATGGAAAAAATCCCCGGATTAAATTTTAACAATAAAAGAACTCAGATTGTTGCCGCATTTGAAGAACAATTAAGAAAAGGATTCCAAGTTAGGTCAAGTAGATTAGTAAATGAGTTAAACACATTTGTTTATATCAACGGTAGACCTGACCACATGAAAGGACACCATGATGATGCAATTATGAGTATGTCGATGGCACTTTACGCGGCCGATATGTGTTTTAGTCAATTAGAAAAAAACGAGAACGCAAATAAGGCAATGTTGGAGTCGTGGACGGTAACTGAAAGAACCTACGAACCGAACAAATCGTTTTATTCATATGGTACCGCATTTGACCAAATAGGTTCAATGGGTACGGACGCTAATGTGGTTCAACAGATACACGGTAATGCGACTAAGGACCACTATAAAGAATATTCGTGGTTATTTTCTAAAAAGAGGTAACACGACTTTAATATCCTCTTAAAATTATTTATATTATAAAGAAAACTATTTATATACATGGCAGATAATAACATAACTGTATTTCAGAGGTTAACCAAGATGTTTGGTTTCCCGGGACAAGCAAAACCCGAGGATTCACCGTCATTTAATTTCTCGAGAGAAGAAATACTAAAAACCAATAGTAGGGAAGAATACGAAAAGGCGATGTTACAGGCTCAACAGAGTCAATACGTTGCTGACAAGTGGACAAAACTTGAACAATCATTATATAACCAATCGGTTTATTATGAACCAAATAGAATGTCAGCCTATTATGATTATGAATCAATGGAGTTTACTCCTGAGATTTCGGCGGCATTAGACATCTATGCGGAAGAATCTACTACATTATCAGAAAAAGGTGAAATTCTTACTATATTTTCAGAATCTTCAAGAATTAAAACCATACTTGAGGACTTATTTATTAATCGTTTAGATTTGAACACTAACCTACAAATGTGGGCTCGTGGTGTGTGTAAGTACGGTGATGATTTTGTTTATTTAAAAATTGACCCCGAAAAAGGTATTGTTGGTTGTCAACAATTACCGAATATTGAGATTGAAAGAATGGAGGGCGGCTCAACTAAAGCACCTAACCAAAATGATTCTAAGATGCCATCGAGAGAATTAAGGTTCCAATGGAAAAATAAAGATTTAGAATTCCAAGCCTGGGAAATTGCCCACTTTAGATTACTGGGTGACGATAGAAAGTTACCATATGGTACATCAATGTTGGATAAGATTAGAAGAATTTGGAAACAATTACTTCTTGCTGAAGATGCAATGTTAATTTATAGAACAACAAGAGCACCCGAAAGACGTGTATTCAAAGTATTCGTTGGTAACATGGATGATAAAGATATCGAGGCGTATGTACAACGTGTGGCGAACAAATTTAAAAGGGACCAAATAGTTGACAGTAGAAATGGTCAAGTGGATATGAGATATAACCAAATGGCTGTTGACCAAGATTATTTCATTCCTGTACGTGATGCGGCACAAACTAATCCAATTGAAACTCTACCGGGAGCACAAAACTTAGGTGAGATTGCGGATATTGAATACATCCAAAAGAAAATGTTGGCGGCACTTCGTATACCTAAGGCATTCTTAGGTTTTGAAGAGGTAGTTGGTGACGGTAAAACTTTAGCGTTAATGGATATCCGTTTCGCTAGAACCATCAATAGAATTCAAAAGTCTATGATTCAAGAATTAAACAAAATTGCGCTTATGCATTTGTATCTTCTTGGATTGGAGGATGAGTTGGATAATTTCACATTATCATTAACTAACCCTTCAGCACAATCAGACTTATTACGTATTGAGCAGTGGAAAGAAAAAATTGTTTTATATAAAGATGCAACGTCTGACACATCACAAGTTGGTATATTACCAGTATCCCACACATGGGCTAAGAAAAATATTCTTGGTATGAGTGATAGTGAGGTTATACTTGATTTACAACAACAACGTCTTGAAAGAGCAATGGGATTTGAATTAACAAACACTCAGAATGTTATCAAACGTTCAGGTGTATTTGATGAAGTAGATACTAAGTACGGTGTTCCTGAGGAAGAAAGAGAACAGGGTGGTGATGCACCGGAAGGTGGTGGAGAACCAGGTGGAATGGATATGGGTGGTGGAGCGCCAGCGGCGGAGGCACCTCCAGCGGGTGGAGCCGAACCGTTAGCGGAATCATCAAAAAAACGTAAAATATTAGGAATGTTGGGTGAGAGCGAAGAGTTTACCGATTTATTTGATATGAATAGGGCACAACAGAATATTTATGAAATAGAAAATAAATTAAAAGATATACTAAACGAACAATAAGAATGTCAAACTTTGGTAATGTAAAATCAAAACTGTTAAACAAATTAACAGAATCTTACACTTCTGATAAAAAATCAGACGTAAAAGAATTATTAAAACAAATTAAATCAGATAAGAACTTGTCAGAAATGTACTTGTTCTATGAAGATATCGAAAATAAACACATCTCAAGTACCGATACCGCCAAATTGTTCGTTGAACAAATTGAATCATTGTTGATTGAAAAATCAAACTCGATTAAAGAATCTTGTAAATCTTTGAATAAGATATTAGGTGATGTATCAATTGAAAAGAATGTAATCTATGAATGTTTAGATATTATTTCTGAAAAGAATACCCTTTTAAACATTGAGAAGAAGGTTGAGTCTAAACAAACATTAATCTCACACCTTACTAAAAAGAAATCATCTCAAGTTTCAGAATCAACCCATACCGATAACCAATCGTTATTGAATGCGGTTTTGGTGAATAACTTCAACACCAAGTTTGTTGATTTTATGAATGAGGGTCAAAAAGAAATGTTTAAGAAAATTGTTTCTATGGATGAAACTGAATTAAAATCTGAAATGGAAACATTAAAGGAAAGTCTTAATACTAAGATTGATTCTCTTTTAACCGAATCAGACAATGAACTACGTGATAAATTAACTAACGTTAAAAACGACGTTAATGAATCAGTGGTGTCGAAATACAACTATTTTAGATTAACAGAGTTGAAGAATAACTTGGATTAATCCTCGGGATTGTTCTTGTTCTGTTTGTAAATCGCCTTTAACTTTTCACTTCTTTTAACAACCGAAGGTTTCAC